CCATGCCCATTGTCTTAAATCTCCTTATTTCGTGCTCTTTACCTTGTCACAGAACCATTTTCCTGACTTCTTCATTTTGAAAACTCCTTGATTTCATAGCCATTTTCATCCAGCCATTCTGCGACAAGATGGCGATGGCAGAAATCCGTCGGCTTTTCATAGCAGACAAGCGCAAACGGCGCACCACCAGACAATTTCCTGAGTTCATTCCAGACATCGTTGGCACTCAATTTATCCAGCACCTCCTTCTTGAAGTTCTTCACATAGAAGTCATTGTCGCCTGTCTTCTTCCATTCGTCGAAAAACCACTTCTTCGGAGCGAGTTTCTTGTATTCAAGTCCCTTCCAGCCGTCCGGTGCCCATCCTGCAATAGAAATAGGAACAACGTCCTTCGGAAGATTCCTCACATTCGCATAGTACGTCGTGTAGTCGGCGAACGTCTTTTCAGTCTCTGGATAAAATCCATTCACATTATTCTCGGTATTCGGCTTCATAATCATAACGGCACTCACTCATTCAAAAAGACAGTACTTCCACGCTCTGTTGAGATTTTGGACAGATGTCACTGGTATCAACGCATCATCGTTGACGGATACGCTGTATTTCCCTGCTGGAATGTCACGCTTTTCTCCGTCATGAAGCGTCATGATGCTGTCAATCCAGAACATGCCCTTGCAAGTCATGGGCTTCTTTGCAAAAGCATCGAACAACTTCTGACGCCGCAAATCCACATACCAGATTGTCCAATGGTCAGTGAAACAGCCATAGATTTCCTCGCCATTGCAAGCCCTGACAAATGCCTCCTCAGGTGACACCACGTGCATTATTTTCATTGGTAATTCTCCCTCATGACTGTAATCCACTCGATGAAATCAAGGTTGTCGTCACTCTCGTCCCCTGGCGAACTTTCGTCCCGTTTAATCAAATAGAATCCCCCACCACTCAACGGCTTGTCAAGGTCAACCATCGACACGTATTCAAAGAACTCATGCAGTATGTTCAAAAACATTGCGTTCGACACATCGACATGGTTCTCCTTCAGCAAGTCCATCCTCTGTCTGTTCATCCTGAAGACGAAATCTGCACAATCGCCACTGATTCCCCCTCCCTTGACAATGCAGTAAATGGCATTGTCGTTCATTTTTTCCAAAGCCTCGCCATAGCCCATGCCTATGCCATACACCACGAATGAACTGGAACTTGAATTGCTGACAAAATTAAGTCGTACTTTCATTCTGTTTCCAATGCTTGCATTTGCAGTTTACACAATATGGCATCACGAGGCACCGTTACGGAAATATGGTTCTCCAAATCAGCATCACAAGCGTACTGATGGTTTCCGACTCATCGGACAGTCTTGATCTATCCAATGACGCATCGCTGTAGATGTCTTTGAATTTCTCTATATACTCTAGCATCAGACTCTGTCCCACAAGATCAATAACGAATTTGAGGGTGTCATTCCTGACTGTCTTGTCATTCTTGAACAACGATTCATGAAACTCATCGGAAGACATGACCTTGAATTCTTCCTTGATGCCAACCACCGACAGGTCATAGTCCAGAAAACGCACCAGACCTTCGGCATCCTTGCTCTTTTCAAGCAGTTGAAATTTTGACAACCAGGCTTGTCTGACGCACTCAACGAACTCGCCACACAACTTGTCGAGGCTCGTCAGGAGCTTGTCGGCAACCTTCGAGCATTTCCTCTCATGCTCAAGGCACTCCTTTTCCGTGTCGAAAGACTGTCCACAAATGTCGCAGAAATACTTCGTCTTCATCGTGAAGCTCAATTCCACATTACACCCACATCTTTCCATCAGATTTCATAGTGTGGACACTGGTTGCAACCATTACAGTTAATGCAACGAATGGCATTTTGACGCCATTCGAGAACCCGTGGATGATTCCAGACCTGCGTTGTGAAGTTCTTGTACTTGTCGTCCTTCAAGTCGATTCCTTCTTTCCAACCATCCTCCCCTTCCATAAAGGAGCAAGGGAATCCTTCTCCGTTTGAATTGACATAAAAACTGTAAAGTGTTGATTCACAAGGCTCTACACAGCCAAGAACTCTCTTGTAGAGTGCTTCGCCATTTTCCTTGTCCTTGTAGTATTCCTTCAGCGAAGTCATCAGCCTGTTCGCACCACACGAGTCGCTTCCGTATGAAATGTTGTTGTCCTGAAGGAAGAAGATGACCTTCTGGTACACTTCGTCGTCCATCTTCATGAATGCCTTCCCACGTCCCTTCTGCTTCAGGGAAAGAAGCACAATCGCCCCCATGCCCTTGAGCCTTTCGTCATGAAGACGGTCGTTCAGCACCTCAAACACGAACTTCTCCGTCTCGTGGGACACCAGCAGATGCATGTTCACCTTGAACGAGTCCCTCCCCTGTTCCTTAGCCTCATCGACAAGCATTTCAATCGAATCATAGCAACAGTTCTTGTTGCGTTCATAGCATGACACGGCACACGCCCCACACCTCTTCACGATGTTCTCTGCCGTATGTTGGTCGATGTCTGCGACCGTCACGTTCGGCGTCACGCCGTTCTCAATGGCATAGTCCATGATACGCCACACGTCGGGATTCGTCCTGCACTCGGCATCGACGCCAAAGGCAATCTGCGTCATCGTCTTCGGCTGGTTCATCTTGTCGAAAATCTTCTTGAATGTCTCGAAGGACATATATAAACCATTTGGCTGGTTAGACTTATAACAAAAACTGCACGGAACACGTTTTCCATTCTTGTCACGGATGCCAGAACAGGCAGTCGTAATCTCGATATCTGCAATCTCGTTTCCCCACGGACAATGCGTCGGGTCATCCTCTGGATTCGTCCCCCATTTTGCCGTAAAGCCGTCGCTTTTCCTGAACAGCATGTGAAACGAGCCATCCTTCGCCCTCACTGCCCGGTCTCCATTGTCGGAAATCGCCACCCGATATTGGTCAAAATCGTATTGTTGCATTGTCTGGTTTCCTTGTTGAATGAAAAAAAGTCATTTGACCATAATATGCAACACAATTCCTGGATTTCAAGCGCTATTTGCCATCGCCGTCCAACTTTTTCGGCTTGAACGAAGGAATCGTCCTGATGATGTTCAAGACCTGCTCTGGTGGTATCAGCCGAGTGCACTCGTATTTTCTGTCTTCGTCGTCCTTGTGGCGTGGGCACCAGAAATAGTCGTGATGGTCGAAATCCTCCCGTACGTCATCCCAGCAGCCAATGCAAGCCTGATAGTTTATCACACGATATGGCGTATAGAACTCGCAGGACGGAAGCGTAAATCCACTAATGAGCACGACAGGAACCTTGCAACCCCACGCCAGCCAAGTAAGTCCCGATGACAGCCCGATGAAGAAGTCGGCATCCTTGATGACGTCGATTCTTTCCTGCAACGGGAAGTCTCCCGTGAAATCCTCGACGCCCCACGGCAACTGATTGAATGTCGTTCCAGAACCGTAGATTCTGTTCTTGTCAATGCAGACCACCTTGTAGCCGTTGTCCTTGAGGAACCTGATGACGGCATCCCACCCATACGGATTGTTCCAGAACTTGCATTGGGCTGACGCCTTGCAGGAAATGACGACATACTTCCCCTTGATTTTCCTGGGGGCAGAGAGGTCGAACCGTGGTGGAATGTCCTCCAGTTCCTCCTTCGTGCGGAGACCGAGGATGTATCCAGCCGTGCGATGCAACCCGACGAGCCTGAAGTCAATCGGCTGGAAGTCCGTGTTTCCCTTGAAGAACAGACCGACATAGTACATCGCATAGGCATTGAGCTTCGGGGTCTCCGTCTTGGCGACATAGGTGAATTGCGGATACTGCCTTTCCACCAGTTCCTTCAGGAAGTCGGAAATGACGAGGAACAGCTTGCAACCGAACTTCTGCTGGAATCGCTCGACATAGGAGAACCATCCAATGGAGTCGCCGATGGTGCTGACGGGAAACTGCACGCACACCACCCTGTCCTTCAGATCGAGGGTGTGCTCGAACACCGTCTCGCCATTTTCCTGCCTTGTCACGACGAAGTGGTATCTCACATAGTACTTCTTGACTGCCGTAATCACCGTCCCAGGATTGCAGTCGGAATCATACAGCACCAGCCCCGTGTCGGCGTCCGAGAACTTCAGATGGTACTTCCTCTGATTCTCCTCCTTCTCGTCCTTCGGAAAGAAAACCCGCAGACCAGAATTGAAGTCGAACCTGATTCCCTCCACTGCCTCCATGGTTGGAATGGCAGGTATGTCCCCGTAGGTGTTCTCCTTCGGCTTTTCAGCCTTCGCCTCCACTGGGTTGCTCTCTGTTTCCTCATTCGTTTCGTCTTTCTTCTCGTTTTCCGACATCGTGCCAAACTCCTTTCGTTCAAATGCTAAAACAAAAAATCCTGTTGCTCTCGCTCGGCAATCCGACGGTTGCTCTCCATCACCGTCTTGTTGCCAGTCCGCATGTCCACCACCGTCTTCCCGATGAATTTCCCTAGTTCGTAGTTCGAGTTGTCGCCCTTCGGGTATGGCAACACGTCGTATCTCAGTGCATTCAGCATCCTCTTCCTGACCGACTTCGACGAGGCACAGAAATAAACATACCGATGCTTCGGAGAACGCTCCACGTAGATTTCATCCGTCTTGACGGAAAACGAGCCGTTGTGACGGTTGTGGGTGTCTGCATCGGCGTTGTACTTGTCCTTGAACGTCGTGCACGACAATCCCGTGTAGAGGAAGTTGCAAGCCTGATAGACATAGCCATGATGGTTCATCGCAGTGTCGGAATAGGATACGACTATCCAGTCCAGTGGCTTCAGGATATTCAATGTGGTTGCGACGAAATGCGACAGGGGACGGTCGAACCCGTCCCTCCTGCACATCCTGTTCAGCTCATAGACGTGGCTCGACCACTCCTCGCCACAAATCCCCGTGCAGAGGCATCTGTTCACTGGCTTACCGTAGGTTATCACTGCCTGCAACAATCCGTCCACCACCCATCCAAACGCCCTGCTTACGCACGGCTTTCTTCCAGAATAGTGGCGGGGGAGCAGAAAATCCATCGCCTCTTCATACGTAATGTCTCCAATCGTCTCCATGGCGTTAATATGGCGTCATTTACCGTATGAAACCCTGATGCTCCTGAACATCGAACCGAATATGAAGTCGATGACAAACAGCATTCCAATCGCCTTCCAGAATCCGATTTCCATTCCAAACTGCGCCAAAAGCCATTGCAGGGCAATCGCCTCAAGGAATACAATTCCGATAATCAAAGCAAAAGACACAAGCACAATATAAACAACCTCGGCAGTCGACACGACCTCGCTCTTCATTTCACGATCTCCTTCGTACTATTCCATGTCTCTATCAGGACATCTGCCTTGAACGGGCAGTCATCGTCAGGCTCTGCTATCTCGACTATGTGGCTCTTAAGCATCTCGAACTGCTTGTGACCATTCATGCAGTGCCACTCCACCCTCTTGTCGACAGGAACTATCTCCCACAACCCCCTCAGGTCTGTCACGAACAGGCAGTGCATCCCACTCCTCCTGCTGACAATGA